ATGAAAAAATTAATCTTAGTGATCCTGTTACTTCTGTCAATCGGTGTGATGACCATCGTTGATTCGAACATCATCCGACAAGCCCCTTATCCGAGCTTGTCCCAAGAACAAACGAAATAAGGAGGTCCGAACGTGACCCGGGCAATTTTAATCAGTTTCTGCGCCCTATTCCTTTTAGCAGGCTGCACTTCCCAAGCTGAGCCAAGTATTTCCACTAAGCAAGCGAACTCAGTTGCAGCCGCTAACCGCGCGGAGCAAACTAGTCGTGCCAATGCGGCGGCTGATGCTAGTGCTAAGAAGCAATCTGGTGACCATTATCAAGCTACTGACGACCATATCACTAGCGCAACTAGTGCAGTGGCCGCCGTCGGGCAAGTGCTCAACGATTCCAAGCAACAAACCTTTGGTGTCGTACCAACTGCCAACCAAGATGCACACGGCCACCACTATTATCAGGTCGATGCTTATCAGAAAACGGCTAATGGCGGCCGGGGGCATTATCTGAATAGTTACTTTGTTTATTTAGATGGTAGTATCACGACCAAACAAGCAAATTAATAAACAGACAAGTTGTCACCCATTCAAGCAGTGTCGTTGAACCTGCTGGGATGGGTGACTTTTTGGATGCATTTTTACCGGTAGTAATTTCAGTATTTCGGCGTACAGTTATTCCATGCTAATTAAGGCCAGCCCCAGTAACTAAGCAACCAATTTGCAATTACAATTAATATCAACTGCATAAATATAGAAAAAGGTTTATTTTTTTGTTACTTTTCGCTATAATGGATATTGTTGTTAAAGCAACTGCCCCAGTGGCGGAACTGGCAGACGCGCAGCGTTCAGGTCGCTGTATTGGAAACAATGTACAGGTTCGAATCCTGCCTGGGGCATAATTTTAATTAATATATCGGTTCATACCGACGTAAAACCCCGACAAATCGGGGTTTTTATTTTTCATGAAACGTTAAAAATAGTTGTAAATCGTTATATTGGTGCACTGATGGTGCATTTTTACCACTTTTGAAAATTTCCAAAATCCAAGTGCACCAAAGAAATATCAAACGTCTTTAAAACATTAGTGTATCAACGTTTACAGAAGATTCAAGAATGCACCAAAACGTCACAACAGAACCTAGGCGGGTAATACATATTTTAATCAAAAGAATCCCCACACCAACATAATTGCCAGTGTGGGGATTCGCTTAGTTAAGTTGTAATATTTGACCGGGATAAATCGTTGAACTGAGTATTAAAGTTGCACGATTTTTCATATATTACTATGATAACAGTGGAACCTACTAATATCTGGTTTCCTCTTTCGTTAAGATACTTTTTCTTATGTATTAGCCGTCTGCCCTTACAGCAGACGGCTTTTTTACACAAAAAATCCCCTGCGCCGAAACACAGGGGATACATCAAGTTATAACTATCATCTAGAAACTATCTAGAGACAGCTATTATTATACTTATTGCTTACTGCTCTGTAAACCCTGGTAGTTGTCTCATTAGCTATATTGATAACTAATTACGCTAAAACTAAAATCGCACTAACCAAATACACATGTAAGTAACATAAAAAATCTTCCGCCCATCAAAGCAGAAGATTATCCTCATCACCTTTGACACCGTTGGCTGACAATCTTGGAGGAATTTGAAAGCCATGATATCTATCAACAGGACAAGAGACATAATAACGCTTGTCAGTTTATATTACAAGGCCGAAAATAATCTATAGAAACATATCAATAAGTTCTTGTTACGTTGATCCGCTTTGATGTATAATCACTATTGTTCCTTATTAGTCCTTTAGGGAGCAGAACACCCATTTTATTTAAATATTGGACCAGTCTTGACTGGTCCTTTTTATTGCACATTTTTCGTTAAAAAATCCCCCACGCCGAAACGCAGGGGATTAGCAAATTCAATATTTAATTATACTACTATTTGCCTGCTTGTGAGGCGGATTCTGACGCCGTTTCGGCATCTGCTTGCACATTGCTATCCAAATTAGCCGCTAGCGATGACGCTAAAGTGGCCGCTGAACTAGCCGTGGCCGTGTCGCCAACTGCTGCCGCACTAGCCGCTTGACTGTAAGCAGCCACTACTGCTTGTGAGGCTTGGGCTTCGGCCTGACTAGCCGCAGCTGAGTTAGCTGCCGCAATCTTAGCTTGCGCTTCTGCCAAAGCTTCCACGACCGTTTGTTCCGTATAAGCTAACGTGCTCGACTTGGTCTTGATCGTATTGCCGGTATCTTCCAAAATAGAATTATCCGTAATTGCCCCGACAAAAGCTAGTATTGCCCCCACGGCGGTAATCACTAACACAACTGCATTAGCGTCAATCTTAACACCAAAGAAAACCGTTGCGACTGCTAAACCGATAATCAACACGGACCCGATAATCTGAGCCCAATAAGCAGGCTTCTTGCAGTTAGCTTTGAGTGTTGCCTGAATTACATTTAAAAAATTTGTCATTGTTTTCCCTCCTAAAGGAACTTTTCCGCGATATAAATAACTAACGTGACGAGCACGCCACTAACCAAGACACCTATCAACCAATTTTGAATAGTTGTAACGCGGTCGATTTGATGGCTAGCTTCAATGGACTTGGCCAGTGCCTTGTTAGCTTTGTCGCTAATATCGTCAACCCGATTCAATTTTTCTTCAATGTTCTCAACTTTCGTTTTGGTGGCAGCCACATCCTTTTGAATACCCATTAATAACTTAGTTGTATCGTCGTATTGTGCCATTACCGCACCACCAATCGCTGACCAGGATAGATAGTGGTGTAAATCATCTTGCCGTTCTGACTAGCTAATGTAGTCATACTCAGGCTGTTGCCTTGCGCGATTGTCCACCAGCTGTCGCCAGGCTTGACTGTGTAGTACGTATGACTAACCAGCTGACCAGTAACTCGTTTACCATAGTTCTGCCCGTTGGTGACACCTAGCTTGATAAAACCATACAGGCCATTTGAACGAGTGTAGCGTGCCCATACATAGTCGTGTTCAATAATAACCGTGTTGTAAGTTACACTCTCACCCTTGTAATAGGTGGCTACTTGGCTAACTTTGTCATTATCTGTGTAACGTACGGCCAGAGTCCGATTAGGATAGAATACCCCGCGCTGGTTGTATTTAACAACCTTAAAGGTGGCCTTCTTAGCTGCCTTAACTGACTGAGCCTGCTTAACGTTAGCCTGTGCTTTAGCTTTGCTAGCAGTCGTGTAGCCTGATTTAGTGATCCCTGTTAAATCAACGTTGCCGTCTAATCCTTGTGGAACACCATTCACATAGCCGGTAATCCGATACATACTCGTAAACTGGAAGATAGCCACGCCGTCCATTGATGGGAACCAGTTGTAATCCGGCTTAGTTCTAACCAAATAATCCGGATACTCAGCTAGCCATAGACAGCTACCATAGGTACGTACAATGGCACTCACATTAACATGTGCACTTAGATAATCCTTACCACCATAAAGCATTGGGGTATAGCCAGCCGCTATAATTAACTTAAATTGAGCTTTAATGACATTAGTGTTGGCTGTCACGCTATTAGAAGCACCGTCCTCATAGTCCAACGCCACAATACTACCCTTGGGCGTCTTAACGCGTGGCAAATAATAGGCCATCATCGCCTTGGCGTTGGTCATATTGCCACCAACCCCGTCCCATAAATAGGTGTGCACCCGTTTACCAGCCTGTTTAGCACTGGCAACTTGGCTGTTATAAGTGGTCTGAGGAATGTTAGTCCCACCATAAAAGCCACCCGCCTGTGAGAGTACGAACTTATCGGTACTATAGCCGAATGTCCCACTATTGCCGTTATACTTAGACCAGTCGACCCCTTGGTCACGACTAGTTGAAGCCTGACTGGTAACATTGACCATTAAAAAGGCCATAAAAATGGCGCCCACCGTTAAGATGAGTGCCTTTAACTTGTGCTTATTCAATTGTCTACCTCCTATTCAAGACTACTATTAATTTGGAACTGTAATGTTGACTCACTCGGGTAAATTGACGTTCCGGTACTATCAACCACCCATACTTCTAGCTGATAATCTCCCGCTGTTAAGCCGGTCATTAAATCCGCTGTTAAAGCCAGCACAATCTGGCCAGTTGTTGGATCCGTTAAACTAGTTGGGTCAACTGTGGCCGATTTAAGATAGCCACTAGTATTGCCCAGTTTAACGGTAATTGTAGTGGCATTAGTTAAGTCAGTGGCCACATTATCATTGCCACAAATTAACGTAAAGCTAGTGGTGGTATCGCCAATTTTAACAGTCTGTGGTGAAGTATCGGTAAAACTAAGCATTTTCGCCATCTTTAGGTGCCTCCTTCTCGGCCAACTTGGCATTGAGCTGGTCAATTTGAACTTGCGCCATCGCTAATTGCTGATCCTTAACGGCAATTGCTTGGGCATAGTTACTCGTCATCTTATTAATTAAAGCCTGTGCATCGATATTCATATTTTAAGCCTCCTTAGTAGTGGTTGTAGTAACTGGCTTTAAAGCAGTCAGGCTATCAATCAGAGTGTTTAACACCTTTAATTTAACATTATCAATACCACCGACAATGGCAGTGTTAAAGTCATCCATTGGAATGGTAACCTGTGAACTGATACCCAGAGTATTAATCTGAATGCTAATAGTCATAATGCTGTTTGTGTAATCCGGTTTATAATTCGTGATTAAAATGCTATCCATTTAATTTGGCCTCCAATTTGTTTAATCTAGCTTCTAATTTCATGTTATGACCGTTTAATTGGTCAATCTCCTTTTGCTGTTCCTGCACCGTGGCTAGGGTGGCATTTAAAAGCACACTATCATCCACCCCACTTAGCTTGCCGTTTTCATCACGGGCAATAAATACGTCTGGCAATTGCCATTGCTCAGTGTCGTTCACGTCATCAACGATTGAAGACAACCTAATATGGCTAGTATTATCGTCAGTTTTGTACTGATAAGTAGCTAGGTCGATTGAGTTAACTAGCTGTGCCCAATAAGCTGTATCAGCCTTTTGAACGTTCTGTTTAACGCTTAATAAGGACGATTTAACTAGGCTAGTATAGTGAACAGCACCAGCATAGATGTCAACTGTGCCACCTTTGCCCATGGCAAAGTGAATAGCGCCGTTATCAACACTGGTAAATGTATGACCGGTATTAATATGGAAGTTACCAATATCTAACTCACGATTAAACTTAATCGCGTTGCTTCCTGCGACATCCGTGCCAAAATTAGCAATCTCTTTGCCAGAAAAGTCTACAACACGCCACCAAGTCGAACCCTGATCTGCCAGAATATTTCCATAGCTATTCATGGTAATACCCGTGCCATTCATTTGAAGACCACTAAAATGAATAGATTGCGTACTCCCCCATAAATGGATCCCATTTAACGGGCTAAGCACGACTTGGCCCGTTAATTGATTACCGGAAACAGATTGTTGAAAGCCCATGTCAATTCCATTGGTAAAACCTGAATTAAGTGCTAACTCATCGCCGGAGAACACCCCGTCGTAAGCTTCGTATTGATTACTACTAGAATGAACAGCTCGGTATTTAGTTACAAATGACCCTGCCGACATCTCTGTTCGTAGTCCATCCATGCTGTTAAAACCAGTGGTTGCTACTAAACCAGCTGGCGTAATAGTTGTTGGATAGAATCGACTAGTGTTATAAGTGCTGCTAATAATGTCACCGGCATTGAACGTTGTCCCATTAATGGTTGAACCATTAATAACTGAGCCATCTATTTCGCCAGCACTGACAACATTACCTGTGTCTGGCTGGTACCCTGTTGATTGAGCAGTTTGAGTTAGCATAGGTGAACTAAATAGAGCATGACCAGCACCGTTGTATGCCCAATATTGGATAGCAACATAGACAGCTGTACTCGGTGAAATGATATTGTTAATTGTCTTGTATGCCCAACCTTGTGAAATTGGATTACCATTCCACGTGTTACCAGCATATCCACTAGCCAATCGGTTACCGTTGGCATCAAAGAAGGCCAGTGTAAATTGATACCTCATGGCAGCTTCACTACCATCTTCAATAAACCAAACGGACGCGCTATAAGGCTGACCGTGCAAACCATTTAATGGGTATAGCTTAGATTGTGCAAACGTTACCCAAGTCCCAGAACCAGTTGAAGAGTTAAATCCAATCGAAGGAACACCGTCATGCAAAGTAGCATTTGAATAGTATCCTTTAGTGAATAAATTCCAACCGGGAACTTTGGTATTTGGATATGTGCCAGAATTACCTAATAATGCCGCATTATATACTAAGTTAGTAACGCCCCGGATTGTTAAATTACTAGCCACCACATTACCGTTTGCATCGGTTGTAAATGAGCCATTAGGCGTGCTAAACGTGTTAGCCACAATGTCGACACCTTTAAGTGAGCCGGTTGTAACGTCACCTAAATTGGCACTTAAAGCCGATAGTTTGCCGACATTTAACCGGTCAGTGCTGAGTGTTCCAGTGGTAATGTTCCCAGCGTCCAGTTTAGCCACTGTTACTTTACTAGCATCAATTGAACCAGTAGTAATATGGTTAGCACTAATGTTGCCAATTTTAGCGTCAGTGATAGCGGCGTCAGCTATTTCAGCTGTGCCAATCACAGCGGCATCAATCACCGTCTTAGTGGTAATATGCACGACTGAACCATCTTCAACCCCGGCACTTAAAGCTGTGTAATCAGCACTAGCTTGCTTAGCCGCACTAGCTGCCTGTGATGCAATCTGACTAGCATTATTGCCCGTTGACGTTGCCTGTGAAGCTACGATAGCGGCACTAGAAGCCGCTTGACTAGCTACAGCCACACTAGACTGCATGTTATCAATGTCGGTGTTAAAGCTATCGCTTAAAGCTGTTTGAACATTGCTTAGAGCCGTGTTATAAGCGTCTGTGAGGCTCTTATAAGTGTCTCGATTAACGTCACTAGCTTTAGTAGTATCTGTTAAGATAGCCGACATAAAGGTGTTCAAGTTAGTGTAGGCTGTCGTTAAAGCAGTCGTAATGATACTGGCATCTTTAGCCCGGGCTAGCACCACATTATACTGGCTAGTTAATCCGGCATATTGTGAAGCCTGTGTCTGTTTCTCAATAACACTCATTAAATTGGGATCGTTTAAATTGGCAACTCCACTAGCCGCATGATCAGCCGTATTTTGAGCATTGATAATTTTAATGCCATCATCGGTTAGAATGACCTGAGTTGCATTAGATTCAGCCATCTAATTCACCTCCCTTCTAATCGTTTGTACTATCATTTTCACTGATTGTCCCTTTATCGATCACACTAGCTGCCGATCGTTTCGTAATGGGTATCGTGTACACCTTTTCCTTTTCAGCTGAATAGGGGTCAATTTCTAGCACCCGCGTGTTAAAGGTCACTAACAGGTAAGCCTGTGTGCCTTGATAGAAGACGTTACAAGTTTCCACTTCACGGCTTTCATCGGTTAGGTTGGGCATTACCATATCATTGTCAAAGTAAGCTTCAAATTCGGCCCCTTTATGGACGACATTTAAGGCCCACACTTTATGCGGGTCGTTAGTAGTCTCAGCTTCACCACCACCGGCCGCAAAGTAGAAGTATGGGAAGTCTAGGCACTCAGATTGGTAGGTGTTCTGATTAAAATCAATCCCATAATCCGTGATATTAAAGTTGTATAGCACGTTATAATTGCCGGCTAACAGGTCACTCGCGTTAAGAATATCGGTGCTACCATCGTTATAGCCAATTGAGATCATATCATGTTGACGGTCATAGTTAATGCGGCCATACCCTTTAAGAGGCATAATCTGTTGAACCCGCTTATCGGTAGGCTGTAAGGTAACTCCCGATAAATAAGGAAAACGAACGAGAATATAATTATGGTCATTCTTCAAGCTCATAATGTTCCAAATATAGACCGTGTTATTAGTTTCCTGTACCCCGAACGTCCCACCATGTTGACCATGGACTTGCAACATCACTGACTGCACGGCAAACTTGCTATCCTGTAAAGCAAACATCGTATCACTGGAGCCATTGTCATCACGAGCCCGACTAGTTAGGTACTGCCCATTGCTTAAACGTGCCATGTATTGAGTCGCTGAGTGTGCTCCGTTATCATCGGGCCCATAGACGCCTAAATAGCTGATATTAGTGGTGTCTAGCCTTATTTCTGGGTCATCTTGGATATAGTCGGATTCAATCGTGCCGTGTAAGGTACCCACAGCGTTACTAGCCGCGTTGATTAAGTAGCCCGTTTGTTGGTAGCTGGTGTCAACCGTGCCATCAGTGTTATAACGGCGCCAAATGAAGCCCTTGCTATCAATGTAGGATGAAATATTAGTGCTACCTTCCCAAGCTTGTAAAATTAGTCGTTTAGTCTGCGTGGTATCCGTGAAGTTGTTACCGTCAGGCGTTAAAGCGACCGGTTTAATCGAACTAGCGTCCTTTTTAGCAGCGTCAACCGCCTTACTGAGTGCATTCTGGTACTGTTCCATCCATGCCGGGGTGGCAACTTGAACGGTTGTATATTCCCCAAAGCCGACTGTGTTGCCATACGGGTTAGCTTTGCTAATAGTGCGTTGAATAACGCGACCACTGGCATCTAATACGGGCTCAATTAACTCATCTTTAAACCTAATCGTGGCGCCTAATGGTGGATTAAAGTTTGGTGTTACATTCACCTCATAATACGTCCGCGGGTGGTTGTATAGTTTAAGCATATCCTGAGCCCATGACTTTAAACCGGCTGAGTTACTAATCTGATTAGCGGTAACCACCGCTTCATAGTAAAGGCCAGCTTGCCAATCCGGGTTATACTGCTGATTAGCTTCATCATCGACAATGTAGGGTTTACCATCATTGACTACGGCAATCGTGCTACCGTTGGCCCCATAGGGAATCAATTTAGTTACGGGTGTTGAAACGGTTGTTCGTTTAATACTAGTCATGTTTTTACCGAATACCGCCTCATCATAGACCACATCATTGTTCAGCTGGTCAGTAATGACACATACCTTTTTCGTGATATTCCCCTGTGAGTCAATCTCAACATAAGGGTCAATTTCAACATCATAGGTTTGAATGAGTGTCTGTAATAACGTGCTAGCTTTCGTCTTACCATCAATGGTAATAGATGGTGTCATCACATTAGTAGTCTGATAGTCCAGCGTCCAACCAGTGGCGTTAAAACACTGATTAAAGGCTGTCTGAATCGTGCTTGCACTAGCGGTAGTGGCTACCGGATAATGATGAGCTAAACTGTACAAGCATAAGTTGGTAAAGTTAGCCGTTGTGACATGTTTAACAGCAGCGGTATTGTTCTCTTCCACGCTGTATATACGCATGACATACCAATGACCCGATAGCTCGTCATAATAGGCGATATTGTTACCGGCGACTACTTTATCTGAATCCGGTTGACCTTGAAGCACGTCTAATGAGCCTTGATGGTCGAACTTCTTAGATTGGGCATTTAGGTTAATCGTGCCATCAAACGTGTCATTAGTACCCACATTAACGTCATCATCATAGCTAGTGCTAGTTGTGTCTGAATCAGCTAGTTGAATCTTGACGCTGTCATTAGAAAACTTAGTGGCACCATCAACGGTCAGGGTACCAATCCGCTTTAGATTAGCGTCTAAAATTAAATACTGGTTATTTAAAGCCATCTGTTAACCTCCTTGTTTTAGTTATGTAAAAAGGCCACCCAAGTGGGAAGCCTTTAAGTGTTGCTAGAGTAGTCTGGGTAAATATTTTAGTGTAATCTTAGCGTCATCGAGGTCACCAATCATCGTCAGGCTATTAACCCCCGGACTAAGCTTGGGATAATCAGTTGACCAAATGGGGCTAGCTAGCTTACCGCCAACCGTGGTGCTATCAGTCTCACAATTTAAGACAATCTCTTGACCAGCACTAGCAATATACTTAGGCGCGTCCTGAGCCACGTCATTAACTTGGTAAATGTCTAAGTGTGTAATTGATAGATAAGGGTTTTCATAGGCAACCTTTTGGTCATCTTCGGTAATTGAATGCTTGAAGAATACACCACCAATGCCACCTAAGGCCGATTGATAATTAGAGTTTCTATCAACGTAAGTGCCATGGACAATTAGATACTTCTTAGCGTCCTTACACGGCTGGCCAGAATGGGAACCACTGGTGTAGTATTGCGTGATTGACCAACTGAATACCTTGCCATTTTTAATTAAATCGAGTTCTAGCCAACTGGTACTTAGTGCCGACTTTTCCTCTTTGTTAACGACCGTGATATACTTATCAACCTTCTCCTTAATGGTCTTAGTGGTCACTTTGCCAGTCTTCTTGTTTTTAGACTTTTTGACTACCGTCTTAGTCGTTGTCCCGGTCTTAATTTTAATCTTCTGGTCTTTACCGTTGCTAGAGCTACCTGATGGGCCTTTGCCATTATAGAAAGTCTCATGTTTACCATCACCACCGGCAAACGTGCCACCCGGCTTGGTGATTTGCAAGTAACAAGTTGGTGTACCGCCTCCAGCACTGTCAGCTAGACCAAAGCGACCAATCGTTGCCCCATTAGGATCTAACAACAGGACTTCCACGCGCCCGATTGCCCGACCGTTATGAGTACCATTGTGCTTGATATGATGAATTCTAGTTTTAACTCGGTAATTGGTTAAACTGTTAGTCATGCCAGTAAAGCGAACACCAGGGCCATACCAGTCTGGTTGATGGGTGCCATATTGTTTAACGCCATTGGCTAGCTTGACCATTAACACTTGGGTATCTCGGTTACTATCAGCTTCACCTTGATAAAGGTACTTGCCAGCGGTCTTCATTTGAGCAATCGCATTGGCATCATTAGTCCATTCAGCCATCGTATTTAATACGTCACTGTTCACAACCTGCGTATAAGGCTGTACCGCCACTGCTTGGTCTTCATCACTATCTGGTCCTAGTCCGTATTCACCACCATTTAGGGTAAAGCCAATGTGCTTTAAATCCCGCTTAGGAATGACCTGAATAACTGGCTCCGTTCTAGCAGTCCCATTAACAGTAATTGTATTTAAGCCGTTCTTTAAGGGTGTTTCAACCTGTGGCAGGGTTGCCCGTGGGTCTGATTGCACAAAGGTAATAGTAAGTGTCATGTCATACATACCCGTATTAATCGGGGCCGGGTCACTAATTGCGGTAATATGCCCCCAATAGGTCACCTTGGGTTCAAAGCCGAATATCAATGGGTATTCCCTGCCATTGTCACTAGGATCATCGCTTAGTAGCAGACCACTTAAATTGTGCATAATCTGATTAAATCTGTCTTGATTATCAGCGCAGTAAATGGATACCGGTATACTAATCGTCCGGCTAGTAAAGTCTGTGCCATTAAATTGATTGCCATACATGGCCGGTATATCAGTCACTTGTTCAGCCATGGCTGGTGCACTAGGCAATACCACGTTACCCATCTCAACCTGTAAATCGTCCCGGCTGTTCAAGCCCGCATATTCAAAATCATCTCGTTGTAAGGTCACGATTTAACCTCCTTTTTAAGTTTAGCTATGTAAAAAGGGCGCCCATTTAAGGACGACCCTTTGATTGATTGGGATACTAGTACCCCATCATTTGTGAATACTGTGAAGTCTTCTTAGTGTAATTCTTGTTTGCATTAACTATGGAATCGTTAGAAATAACAGCTTGAACGTTTCCTTGACCTGATACTAAAGCCGCCAATAATGCGATGACTTTATCAAGCTTCTCATTACTTCCACTGTTAGTTAACGCAACCTGACTACCATTGTTGCCATTTACAACCTGACTAGCCTGTGCAATTAACTGGTTAGCCCGACTCTTGTTAGTCAATGGCAGCACCATTTCAGGTTTGTTATGCTCAGCAACCTCAATAAGTTGGTTTGTGTTGATAATACCCCCATTTTCGTAACCCATTGGCCCACTAACCCGAGCAAACGCACTTGGGCCTGAGCCATAAATAGCTTTCATATAGTGAATACCAGCTAGCAAGTCATCATAACCATTCAGAATATTGTTATGGCCGGGGAACTTGTAAGCATCAAATGTTGGCTGGATAGTTTGAACCAGCCCTTTAGATGGGATACCCTTGGCAGCGTTAGAATCCCAATTGTTGACCACTGTAGGGTCACCGTTAGACTCACGTTTAATAACCTTCATCCAAGCTGAGACTTGACTAGCAGTTGCTTCAAAACCATTCTTCTTCAAGGCTTTGATAACGTCTGGCTTCCAGCGTTGAACACCTGAGCCACCGGGGTTACTACTACCGCCATCACCAAACTCATCTGCTAACTTGCTGATGAACTTCCAGAAACCACTACCCACTTGCTTCTTAATCGTGCCGAGTAGTCCATTAGACTTAGATGACTTATCTGAGCTAGTGCTATCCGACAATCCGGGTACTCGCCCATAGCCAGCAAACGTACCATAGCCACCGCCATGAACTTTACTGATACCCATACCGTCTTTTTCATTTTCAGCACTGTAAAACTCGCCATTACCGGTGTATACCCCAACGTGTTCGCTACCACCGGGGCCAAAGAATACCAAGTCACCCGGCTTAGGGTTGCTGACATGCTTAGAAGCCTTATACTGCTCGCCACTAGTCCGTGGGAAGCTAATACCCATCTTCTTTAGTGTGTACTCAACTAAACCAGAACAGTCGAACGCACTAGGGCCCTCAGCACCGTATACATATTTGTTAGTAGCACCGTACTTCTCCATGGCGTTGACTAGGCTAGAGCTGGATGACCCACTGTCAAGGCTGTCATTAACGCCACCCCATAAGGTTGACCACCATGTCTTAGCTTGCTTCTCAGTACTGTCAAATAGGCCTTTACCGATGTTGCTCATCACGCCTGAAACGCCCTTAGATGACCAGCTAAATAGGTTTTCTAATGACTTGACTGGATGAGCGATAATGTTGGTGGCAGTCTTAAAGAACTTCTCTAAACTGCCGACCTTTTTCCCAACCCAGCTAGTCACACCTGAGATACCACTAGTAACACTATTTAGGATGTCACCAAAAAAGCCAGTGCCCTTAGAGAAGTGAGTTAATCCAAGCATCTTGGTTTCAGACGCGTTTAGGACTTCGGCACCGGGTTCTAGTAACCGCATAACATTAGTACCATGAATCAACTCAGCTTCGCCATTGGCATGAATTAAAGCTTCCTGATTATGGGTTTCTGGGGAATCGTGACCATCATTTAGCATGGCTAATGTAGGCTTGGTAATTGGATTACGTGATCCACTAAACATCCCAGTACCAGTGGCAAAGTGAACATGGCTTAAATCACCAATAGTCTTCTTTTTACCACCAAACGTATGGATGACACTATCAACCGCATTGATACCACCATTGATAAGGTCGATAACATCGTTCATGCCGTCTCTAGCAAACTTCTTTAGGTTCTTCCAGAGCCCCTTGAAGATATTCTCCACGCCAGTACCTAAACCAGACCAGCCTGATTTGAATGACTTCTTGAATGATGATAGCCAGTCACCCATTGAACGTCCGAACACTTTGGTATGACTTAAGTCCCTGTTCCAGTAGCTATGCAGGTTAGCTCGCATGGTATCCCAGTGGTTATTCCATGAGTGTGACCAGCTCTTTTTCCAGCCAGCCCACTTAGTGCCCATGTTAGAGAAGAATGATTTAGTAAGCTTGTACGAGCCATCCCAATTGGATTTTAGGGTACGTCCGTTACTAGACCAGTGGCTGGCCCAACTCTTCTTCCAACTCGATTTCCACGTATCCCACTTCTTGCCGACCGAACTAAAGAAGTTCTTGGTGTTCTTAACTGAGCCATCCCAATCAACCTTCATTGTCTTACCAGTATCAGACCAATGCTTATTCCAGCTCTTCTTAAAGCTAGACTTCCAAGTGTTGAAACTATCTGAAATAGTCTTATACCACTTGCCAAATTTTGTCTTGCTAAAAGCCTTAGAAGCCTCGCTGACCTGTTTATCCATGGCCTTTTTCAAGCCCATTTTTTGAACATCCTTACTAAAACCTTTCGCCCATTTTTGAACGTTTTTACCAGTCTTAGTGTCCTTTAAGAACCAAGCTGATAACCCAGCAAACGGACTAACTAAACCAGCTAATATTTCAGATTTGTGTTTGGAAACAAATTTACCGGCGCCTTTGCCCCATTTACTAATGGTAGATCCAACACCAGCAAGCTTCTTACCAATTGACTTTTCCCAACCAAATTTGCCAGTAAACAGTTTTTTCATGGCAGTCCCCATACCATTAACTGCATCGCGGAACGGTTTGATGTGCTTATATGCTTCATAGAGGGCTACTCCAAGCGCAACTACTGCCGTGACGACTAGTCCAATTGGATTTGTCAGCATCAGTTTTCCTAATGATAAAAACGACTTACCAACCAGCTTGATGCCGCCAGCTAAGACACTAAAAGCTTTAGATGCACCCTTATAGGCGATTTTAGCCGTCCACTTCAAGCCGCGCCCCATCTTGCCACTTATCGATTTAGTATGTGTCCATAAATAACTGATTACGCTCTTAGCTTTAGTAGAAGTTACACTAGCAGCCATCTTGAGCCAATGGCCCATTCCAGTTCCTGTACTCTTGACAAAACTAGCAAACTTGGTTAATTCTCGTTCGCCTTCAACTCCATCCACCTTTGGCTTCAATACAATTCGACTAAACTTTCCACCTAGTCCTTTTGCCAAATCTAGTCCACTGAAAGCTAGCTTTAATGCAGATATACCCTTACTTGCTACAAAGGCACTAGAAGCTAAACCAGCGAATACTTTAGGGTGTTTCTCAGCAAATTCACCGACAATCTTCAATATTGGTTCAATGTCCTTGAGAGATTGTACGAACACGTTGAAAGATGTCTTGGAAGCAGTCTTCATTGAACTAAAGAACGACTTTATTTCTTTTTTATGAGCAACGATGTTAGCGCCCATTTTATCAATGCCTTTTGCTAGGTTAGACAACATTTTATTGAGGCTATCACCAACATTAAAGTTTTTACCAGCAAACGCTTTAGTTATGTCATTAATCTGCAAGGCTAGTGCATTGCCAACATCTTTAAACTCAGATTTAGTGTCCTTATCACCAATCCATTTTGTAAATTGTCCCATTAATGGGGACTTCATATTGGCAATTGGCTTGTAAATGGCGTCTAATAACGCCGGCATTTGAGTCTTAATTGATCGTTCCATACCGGGTATGGTCTTCATCAAGTTCTCTGAAGCTTTGGCGTACTTACCACCAAGTGAGTTCATAACTTCTTCGGCATCTTTAGCACTAATCTTGCCTGCGCTCATTTGGTCGCGCAAGCTAGACATAGTTAGCTTACTGTTATGTTGTTGCTTTTTTTCAAACTCCAACATCTTTTCAGCGTACATTGGCAATTGGTCGTTAATCATGTTAAAGTCACCAAGTTGCATCTTGCCACTTGATAACATGTGAGTAAAGTTGGTGCCTAGTCGGGTAACATTCTCATCACTTAAGTTAAGAGTATCGCCCAACGTTAATATTGACTTAGTTAATTCTTTAGTTCGTGGTGCATTATCAAACACATGGTAAAATGACTGGTTAAGTTCATCAACCACATTGATATTTTGATTGAAAGCTGAAGCTAACCCATTACCAATGTCGACCATTTGCTTACCTTTTCCCTTTGAACCAGTTAAAGTAGTCCATGTGGCCGTCATTGTACGTTGCTTGTTATCATATTCTGTTACAGTACTATTAAGTTCACCAAAAGATGCCGTTATACTTGATAAAGCGTTGGTAATTCCGTTTGCAACTAGATGCGCGCCTAGAATTGTACCGAATAAATGAGATGTCTTCTTAGCTTTATCATCAATGCTATCAAGCTTAGAACGAACACCGTGCATAAATCCATGAGGTTCTTTTTCCATCGCTTTAAGTAGCTCGTTTTGGCTAGTCTTAGCTTTAGCCATGGCTGTTGCGGTCTCATTAACACGCACTTGCTGGCGTTTATAGGCGTCTGAGGTAGCTCCACTAGCCGTCTTAATGCGGTCTAGTTCGTTAGTTTGAGCCTTATATTGGGACTCCATGTTAGAATAGGCCTGTTTTAAACCACTTAAACGAGCCTTGTTAGCATCTTCTTGCTTGCCCTCGGCTTCTAGGCGTTTCACATAGGACTCACTTAAAGCCGTGCTCTGTTTATAGCCCTTTTGTAAGTCGGCTAACCCACTGTTGTAATACTGTAATTTAGACTTGGCCCGATCTAGTTGACCACCCATTGAGTCATATGACCGACTAGCCTTGTTAATCTGGTCAGATAGTTTTAAATAAGCTTCTTCACCGTCTTTAGTGTTTCTGTTTAGGCCTGATTGACGGGACTTTAACTCATCAATTTTAGACTTCTGCATCTCCATTGATTTGGCTAAGCCATCTACCCTAGCTGCTGCGGCCTTTTGATACTCACCTGCTGACTTTAATGCCGTCTCCTGGGCCTTCCAGCCGCTAGTATTGGCTTTAACCTCGGCTGTCAAGGTCTTTAGTGATTTAACAGCCTCAGCACTGTCGAGGCCAACCTTACTGGTCATCTCACGGCCGACTACTTTTTTAGCCATTCTTTTTTAACCTCCTTTTAGCACAAACGCTTATAAGCCATACGTTTGATTAATGGCTTCTAGTGGGTCGACTAACTCAGATCGGTCTTCCTTTTTACGAGCATTTAAAGCCGCCATGAAATCAAAAAAGGGACTATCGCCAAATTCCTTGGTTGATATTCCCTCCAATAACAATTGTTTACTTAGCAAGCTAAAATCTTCTTGCTGATTTTTTAACTTCATAACCTCTCGCTTGATTTCAACGTTGCGTTTGTGCCGGTTTATTTTGACGACTTAGCATCTTCAATTGCCTTGCGTTGCTTTTGTTCAGATAACTTAATGTCGGCATCTGAAATACCATTTAACCGCATGATTAGATAACCAACTCCTTCGCCAAAACGCTCAATTGAGACAGTATCGTTAATAGACTCCATCTGTTTGTCAGTGTATCCCATGACCCGTTGTACAAAGCCAACCATATCATCTTGCAATTCTAGGCCGTTTTTCATTGCGTCTAGTTCAGTAACTTCTTTTTCGGTGTCTTGTGATTCCAACATACCAATTTGAACTTTGGTAGCTAATCGAATGATATTGTTAGTTGGCGTTACATCAGCCGTCTTGTTGATTTTAAAATAGTTTTTAGCATTGATTTTCATAAAAATTACCTCTTTCATTTATTTTTAGGCATGTAAAAAGGCCACCCAAATTAAGGAAGCCTTTAGATAATTAGTTCTATTTACCAGTCGCTCCACCGGTTGTGTCACTTGTTGACTTAGTGTAGCCGCCAAACGTTTCAGCCATAAGCTTGTCTAGGTCGAAGTTAGTATCAGTTGACTTGGCAATCATATAAGGTTGTTGTACCCCGTTGGCAGCTAAGAAAATGTTAGACTTTAATGGCGTTAAGACGGTACCATTTAGGGCTGTTGAGTAAGCAGCTTCACTGTTGGTATCAGTACTGTTATTAGATGCTTCTTCAACGAATTCGATATTGTTAAAGCATTCATAAATTGAGATGTCGCCATCTAATGATTGTGATTCGGCAATCATCGCAACATGTGGCTTAGGTAGCTGACGAACCCAGGCACCTGTATTGGTGTTTTGCGTGAACCCCTTTAGCATCTGGTTAATCTTGAAGTCCAAATCTAAGGCGGTTAAAGCCAGCGTGGGCATAGACTTACCATAAGCTGTTCGTTTGATTTGTCCATTCCCCCAACCAGGCGTCCCGGCCGCTTCAATAGCAGTCACATTGATTTGACTGAAACCTTCGCCATTGTGATCGGCAACATAGATTCCATCAGTAGATAGACCTTTAGTAGCGTCTTTAATTAAGTCGCCGTTATCGTCTAGCAAAGCAAAAGTCGCTTTGACAATGTTGTGTTTTGACATTTTATAAATCTCTCCTTTAAATCATTTCGTTTTTAGTGATATAAATCGTTTTTGTTACTTGGTTGGTATCCGGGTCAGTTGTGTGGTGCTGACTAGATACAATTAACCAGCCGGTCGCTTTAAAGCTCTTCATTAAAGCTATCTCAGCTTCAAGCGGATTAAAATCATCATCAAGGTCAACCTTATAGAAGATTTGAATTTCAACACCCATTGCCAGGCCTTTAAACGTGTTGTTTGCGAGGTAGGCCGGGCTTGAATCGGTCTCTTGCAATAGCATGACTGTTAAATCAGTGTTGTCTAAATCCTCATTAGGTATCGTATTAAGGTAGACTTTATCTAGCCACGTTAAATTGAGGGCGTTAACTAGGCTAGCTACCTGTGATACTGGTAATAGCATTAGTCATCGTCCCCCTTCTTATATTCATCTAGCATGGCGTTAAAGACATCATCTTGTGAGTCGGCTAAGTTCTGGTCGACAAAGTGGTCAGCCCTGATATGTTTGGTGCCATCATTTAAGCGCATGGCGTTCATGTCATGGTACTTATTAGTCCACCCTACAATTGAAGAGCCATCATGTTCACCGTCTATATCGTTGCTGTTATAACTTATGTTGTCAGCCATGTGTCCATACTTCTCGTCTTTATGATTTGAGTAGTGTTTCTTTCGCGTGACTTCCGTTAAGTTATCAGCTAACTTCTTAGCGCCAGCTGCAGTTATCCGCTCTTGTTCAGCTTCATTGGGAACTAGCTTGTGGACGTCTTTAAGCCAGCCTTCTAGTTGGTCAGCCATATCATCGTTTGCCATCGCTAGGCCCCCTTAGTAACCTGTTTTAGCGTCAAATAATCGCAAGATAGATAATTACTAGAATCATCTATGCTGTCATTGATGACATCGTAAAGTTTACCTTTATACTGACACTTAATACCTTCATAAACTTTAGGGTTATGCCTAATAATGACCACTACTTGCTCTAATTGTTCAGCCGTGAGTTGATACGAAGATGCAATAGATCGTGTATAGGGTGCACAGTATAAACTAAACTGACTAACAAATGTCTGCTTACTAGTCCCGTTAATAGGATTTTGAACAGTTTTAACAGTGCCAATCTGTATACGTTGGTTAAAGTCAACTGGAGTTAACCTATTAATCGCCATTGTCATCCACCTCATCCTGCTTTTGGCTATACAGGCCTCGCAATTGCCCAATGATTGAATCAACAACTAAGTCAACTGTATTAACAGTGTTTGAAGTGATTGATGTCCGATAATACCAGTATGAACCAGCTAAGGCGTAAACAGCAGTTTCAAACGAGTCTTTCACGCCTTCCATTTCATAGAACCCTAGAACGCTATTGTCGTCCCCAATGGCCTGTTTAATGTAGCTAGTGGCTGCCGACAAGTAGCCTTTTAGCAGCTCGTCATCATCATCGCCATCAATTCGCAAAGATGATTTCAATGTTTCTAAATCAGCTGCCAATTAAATCACATCCTTACTTAGCCGCCCAGATTGTTACTGCACTGTGTATTTATTGGCGACATAGTTGGCTAATTACTTCCCATCAGTCGTTGTAGCAGCGCTCGCCGCAAAGTTAGCCGTTTGATCAGCAATCTTACTGAACGAACCGGCAACAAAGGCCTCTGTATCAGTAGCTTCAACATCAAAACGATCAATTACACGAATCTTAGTTTGATCCTTTTCAAAGGCGCCAGCTCCGATATTAGTCGTTAACAATGACGCATTTTCTCGGTCAAATAAAGTAACCGCTTGTGATAAGTCACCATAATACAATGGATAAACTGGTGCCGCTGCTGTCCCAGCATTGGGTAACCACTTGTCAGCTACCTCCACAATCCGCTTACCACGAATTAAATACCGATCAGGTTGTGTTGGATCGGGTTGCAGTAGGTAACGCCCCATAGCATCCTTAACCTCGGAAAGCACATTGAAACCCGACGTATTTGTCATTAAGAACGACGTAGACTTAATGGCAGGATCAACAGCAGTATTAATCATCGTAATAATGTCATCAAACTTAGCTAAGGTTGGCTTCTTTGGCGCATTGTTCATGGCTTCGATGATCTTGGCGTTGCGGGTAACGACAACCTTCTTGGCAATCCATTGTGATAACCAAGCTAGAATATTATCAGCAGTGTCTTTGAGCAACGAATTAGTAGCCGTGGTAATGCCAGAATAACGATGGATTGTGTATTTGATAATGGACAAACGTGGGTCATCGTTGTCACCAATAGTGGCTGTTTCATCATCTAAATCAGCTAAAGCTGTCACGTCAGTCCACTTTTCGTAAACTCGTGACCCAGTTTGAGTTGTAACAGCTTCCCGATTAACATACTGCTGTAATGAATCGTATTGGCGAACCAGCGTATTAATTGCCGTTTGAATATCTTGAGGAATAGTCAAACCAATTGCATCGCCAGCTTCGTCGGTAGAAGAAGTTACCAAGTTCATAACTTTCGGATCACCTTTAATCATGCCTTGGAAGTTCTTAATGAACTTAGCTTTGATGTCTTCTTCGTCATCATCAAGTCTGGTCTTGTCCTTATCATCCATATTGGCAATTTCTTGAGCCTTGCGTTCTTCTTTCAATTGTTCATGTAAAGCGTCACGCCGGGCAACCGCATTGTCGCGATCTTGTTTCATTGCTTTAAATTTTTCTTGATCAAAGCTGTCATCAAGGACAGCAGCGTTTAACTTGTCGTTCAAGTCTGATACCTTTTGCCCTTGGGCAATCCAAGCATCATTCATTGTGTTGATATTAGCCATTAGTTGGTCTCCTTTTGATTTTTCTCAAATAAAATAGCCAATTTGCTGTTTTGTAATTCAGCAGATTGACTATTAGTAGTATTTTCTTCTTTAGACGGCTTAGTTTTATCCTTATCCGCCTTGTAAATGAGATTCAGCAACTTGTTAACTGCAGATTTAGGTGGAATGTGTGAAATAGCATTCACCGGTTGTAATTGTTGATCATTAGCAAACATAATTTCGTCAGCGAAGCCTTTATCAACGGCATCACTGGCTGTTAACCATGTTTCATTTGCCATTAGCTGTAGCAAATCAGCTTGCTCCATGCCAGTTTTAGCTTCATAGGCACTCGCAATCGATTGATCAATGCCGTTTAAAATGCTAGCTTCATGTTCGAGATCGTCAGCATTCCCAGCTGGCTGTGACCATGCCTTGTGGATCATAATTTGAGCAGTTGGTGAAATGTTGATATGATCGCCAGCCATAGCAACCACGCTTGCCGCACTAGCGGCTAATCCTTGAATATTAACTGTTACACTGCCAGCATAATTCTTTAGCATAGTGTAAATCTCACTAGCCGCAAAAACGTCACCACCATTGGAAGCAATGTCAACTTCAAGTGCTTCATCATCACTGTCGTCATCGTCAGTGTTGCCACTGTCATCATTTAAAATGTCAGCAACACCCGAAGGTGATACTGCTGGCATTCCAAAGAATTGATAGAAACCGGCTGTTTGATCATCAACAATATCGCCTTTAATCATCACTTTCTTTGTCATCATTATCACCTCCTTTTCCTGATTGAATTACAACTTGTTGTGTCGTTGGATTCTTAGCATCAGGCATTTCATCTGGGAAATAACCAGTCTGCTGTAGTAGCCAAGTAGCTTGATTATTAGCAATCGTGCCATCTTTAGCTAGCCCTGATAGGGTGGCTGCAAATGAGTCACCCAATGGGTCTACAGCAGTCCGTATATTGGCCGTAATCTTAGCATTAAGCTTGTTATCCAGTTCAGCTAAAATTGCCTGTAAATAGCGATTAAGAGCATTGGTGTACATGCCTTTAATTTGGTCAATATTGCTTTGTTGGTCACCCTGACCGTTCAAATAGCTATCAGGAATGCCGAAAACTTTAGCAATTTGCTTACTCGTCCAATCTGTTTGGCTTAACAACTTGGTAACATCGGCTTTCATTTCTAGTGGCTTGTAATCTTCAAGTTGATCAATAACTACCGGGCCGCCGTTTGACTTGTTCACCTGTTTCATGAAGTTACGCGAGCGGCTGGCCTTCATCTTCTCACTTAACAGTCCACCGTGCTGAATAGATAGCACGCCAGGAGCGCTAATTGAACGTGCTAGTGCAGCCAATGTTAAACTGTTAGATGAACTCTTGACTTGTAACTCATTCGACAATGCTTTTAATGGACTGTTACCCGTCATACCGCCATCAGTACTAGCCCAGCGAATATGAATCATGTCAGACTGTGGTACATATTGAAGAACGCCTAAGTTAGGCTCATCAAAAGTAACCGTATACGTTAAGCCACTGCCGTCATCTAATAAGTAGGTTTGCACTTGGCTCGGTCGCAAATATTCCCAGCGCAGGTCTAAGCCATTAGGATTACGCCAACGATATGCAAAGCATTCACCACCCAATAACAATTGTGAATACATAGACTGCCAAAACGTGTGACCGTTAGCTGTCGTGCTAGGATTGTTTAGAATTCCTTGCGCTCGTGGCATATTGGCCATTAATTGTACCGTGGCTAAGTCTCCAGATATTTGATTAACCGCTGAATAAATATCTGAATTTTCCAAAGCATCTTTGGCACTAACATACTCATTATTGCCAGTTGGTGACAAAAAATTAACGATATTATCGTCTTCTACTGGCACGCTTTGAATACTAACTGAATTATTTATTGCCGTTGGTGGTTCAAAAAAGGGCATTGTTAATCACCTCCTTTTTGACCAGCTGTTACGACTTCCGAAAGCCAGCCAACTAAAAACAAAGCTACAGCAATTGCTAGAACGCCCTGTGCCTGCCCAAATAAAAAGGCTGCATGCACTCCAGCAATCATACCTAGAATGAAACACAGTACATCAAAATAATGCCAGATAGTTGCAAAAAATTGTTTAAAAATCATCAATATCATCTCCTAGCAATCCTGACTCTGGGTTATTAAACCATTCAAGAACTTGTTTTTCGTTCATACGTTCAACCTGTTTATCAGGATTGTTTACGTCTGAAAAGTCTTCAAAGTGATACATGGCTTGGAATAAGGCATCAATTAACGCATCTACCACATCAATCTTCAATGTGGCCTTAGCTTTATCGACTTGAATACCAATTTTGTCTTCATAAATTTCAGCATTTAGTAATGCCTTTTCCATAATTCGATCATCCAAGCGGTCTACCGAGCCTTCAACAAACATCGTCTGCAAAAACTTAGTTGGATCCTTCAATTCACTAGTCCGCTGCCGAATGGCTTGCAATGGCCACCCTGAATTCAAATCTAGCTGCTTGATTGTAGGCGTTAACCCCCACGCGTCATAACCAAAGAAAACAACTTCCAGTCTATGCCGCTCAACAAAGTTGAGTAACCACTGATAAACTTGCTCATCATTGATTAGCCCTTGAGGATGGCTACTAATTGTACAAAATCCCTTTTGAGCTAAGTCCCGATAGTTAATACCGTCTTGCTTTTCTTTAGCCTCAATCGAACCGGCTTTCTGCCAGGGAATAAAGCTATGCTGATAAATAAACCATCGTGGTTTGTCATTATTATCACGATAAGGAAATACAAATGCTAGCGCTGTGTTATCACTAAACATCGAGTAGTCAAAACCAATATAGACTTGCCGGTCATCAAAACTAAATGATGATATAATAGCTTGCTCAACGTCAGGCAGTTTCAAGAAGCTGTCGGCCGATTGCTCTAGCCACAAGTTAAGGTTTTTGTTTTGGAAATCGTTGAGTGTGCCCGACAAAGCGTCAGAATCGCGCTTATCTGTTAAGCCGTTCAGCAACACTTCTCGTTGGCTCGGTAAATCTAGTAAAGGATTACTTTTAACCCACATATTGGGCTTATAAGTTTCATCCAGATTGTCCTGCGACCAAATAAGCCCCAAATATGTATCAGCATTGCGCAAATAATCTTGTTCCATGGCTTGCTGAATCATACGCTCATCATCGTGAAACGGAACAGTGGGATCAGGATATGCCGTTGAAATTTGAATAAATTGCCGATTGGGTACTTTAACTTGCCCTGACACAATCTTAGAAATCTTTTGTCGTGTCTTAATTTCACCAATTTCATCAAAGATAGCGGTTGTGAAATGAAAGCTATCGTACTGACCAGCTTCGTGACTGATTGCTCGCAGTTTATTGTTATTACTACTCATCACAACTTGGTCTGCTTGTGAAGACAATGTCCGAGTATCTAACCCACTATCAGCAATCAATGACTTAAATGGCTCAATAGTTGCAATCTTAGCCAACATTGATTTAATGTAACCCAGAATCTTGCTCGTTTGTTTGTAATTAATGGATGAAACTAGATAGTCTTGGTTAGATAGTCCCAATGACTCAATTAAATAACTATAGGCAGTGATAATCGCCATCAGATAAGTTTTGCCTTGGCCCCGCGCAACGGAAACAATTGCTCGCGAAAAGCGCTTGCCACCGTCATCATTACGCCAACCAATCAGCATTGCCATAATAAACTCTTGCCATGGCATTAGTTTTGTGGGTTCACCAGTATCAACATTCGGGCAAATTGCCGCAAACTTCAAAACCTGTGAAACTTTCTTGGTTGAATAATGAAAGGAAAAGTCAACACTTCCCTGGCGCTGTAAATCACGCAAATGCCGTAGTGCAGCTAGCTTAATCAAATAACCGGTAACAACATCGCCATCTAAAACTGAGAAAGCGTATTTGGTACCAGCATCGTTATAACGCGTTTTAATGGATTGCCAATCGATTGATTGGTAAACGCCCAAGACATCGTGTGTTTGTGTTAGATCAACTTTCATAATTACCGCCTATCCTAAGAACTCTTTCATTCGATCAGCGACGCTACGTTTGTCTTTGTGATCATCTAAATTCAGCTTTAACAAATCACTGCGCGATTTTGGCGACAAGCCTAGTTCAGCGCCTAGTTTAGTCAGATTTTTAACCGCGGAATCATAAATTTGTGTCATGGGATTACGCTTGTAGCCCACGAAGTCTTGACCAATTTTTTTACCGGTCTGATCTTGTAACGTTTTATAGATTGCTTGAACTTCACCGTTTTCCTGGATATGTTTATACGCATTGCGATAAATCTCATATTGGGAAGCATATTGCTCTACAAGCCCGCTATCAATGCGTTTAACCGGGGTATCATCTTCTAAAAAAGGCACTAATCGACGCCAAACGACCTTAGCTTGCCGGCCTAAATAAGCTGGCGGTGTACGTGTTAATTGCCCATCGTTGACGTCTTTATCCGACTTTTTCACCACTACTCTCTCCTTTCATTATTTGGTGACCCCCCTACCTAAAAATTTTCAAAAATTGTTTCTATCACAAAATAACGGCAATGTGTGTGCTCTTTCTGGGACGTGTTAGGGGGCGGGGGTTGTTTTAATAATTATCGCGACTAATTACATTCATAAATTTAAAATTGCTTAAATCGAATGACAGGCGCTTTTAAATTAATGAGGATTGACCAGTTTGATTCTTCTGACAACTGATAGTCTTTGCTTTTTAGAACCTGTCCCAGCTTTCTCTTTTGACTGGGATTAAAGCCGATAAGATCAACATAAGCCTTATCATCATTCTGTAAAGCAGCTGTTTCAATTTCACTCTTAACATATGCAATTTACTTATCGGTTAGTCCCTGTTGCATTGCTGATTCAATTACTTTGTAGCTGGGAATCTTATCATATCTGTTTGCCATGACTGCCACTATCCTTTCTATTACCCTAGCATCTGACTAAGGTGTTCACGTTTTAACTCTGATTGTTTAATAGCTTTGACAACTGTTTCAGTATCAATGGTTGCACCTGATTTACCAATGAACTCAAACGGTGCAATAGACTCATCAAGTACGACGACATCTTCGGCCGTGTGAACTTGCTGACGCCACTGCTTTCTAATAGCGTCCTTTGTCTTCATATCAACAAATTTGTTAGCATTCACGCAAATAATCCACAGATTGATTGATTCAATATAATACGATTTCAATGACTTCACTCCTTATTCATTAACACAGCGATTGCCGATACATCATTGATTGGCGTTACGCTCTGCAACTCGTTGCCTTGACCAGTACCATAGTATGATTGCTCCCAGTCCGTCTTAGTGCGATGGCAACTCCCACAGATAACAGCTAAGTTATCAACATTAGCTTTCAATGCTTCGTCAAACTCAATTGGGACAATGTGGTCAACAGTCTTAGCGGGTGTGATAACGCCTTGCACTTTGCAGTAAGCACATAAGTAATGGTCACGCTCTAGGACTTGTTGCCTTAGATGTGACCATTGTCTTGTCCGATAGAAGTTGTATTGCTGGCGCTTATCCTCGTTGCGATAACGTGTAACCGTGTTGTACTTGTGCGTGTACTGCTTGTCATTGCTACGTGCCCAACGTTGCCGACTAGCCAAGTACTCAGCTTCATGCTCATGGTGTTGCTGACAATAGTGGTCAGGTAAAGTGACCATCGCATGGCAGTTAGGATAGCGGCATCTTCTTGTCCTTGGCATGTTGCTTCCTCCGTTTCTTATCCAAACTAAAAGCGCCATGCTTGTTTGCACGACGCTTCATCCATTTATCTAAGTGGGCATCCATCTCTGCTTCTTGTGGCGTGACGTAGCCGTATTTTGTGTTAGTCATCTTTGCCATAAGGTGCCTCGTTGTCTTTCATATTCATTGTAATTCCTCCTCGTATGTATCAAAAAACTCCCGCCAATAAGCGAGAGTAGTTTGAAGGTGTTTAATTTCATGTATAAGAAAAGACCAAGTAAAAAAACTAGACCTTCATGAACTATATGTGTCAAGTCACTCGCGGTTTGAATATCAATACTTTGATGAAATGTTTATGTATGTTATTCCAGCACCATAATATTTTTCATTTATTCATTACATACCACCACACCTTGCTTTCTAAATATGTAATAAAAAAGCTCCTGCTAATCAGCAAGAGCCAGTCAAACAATGCATACTATTATAATCCAGAAACATACACAAGAAGTTCACGAATAGTATCAACCCACGAAACTGTATAATCTCTATCTTGCCTATCTGAATGATATTGGTATTTCTGTTTAGCAAGCAATTTTGCAACACCGATATCATCTGGTAGGTAGTCCAAAATATGGTCATTAATAAATTCACTATCAATATTTTGATCAATAAACTTCTTGTTAAAAGTCAAATCCACTTGATAAATTATTCCACCACTAGTTAAAAATCGCTTAGTTAAAAAATCATTTTCAGACTGAAAAGCATCATCATATTTTTTAAGACCATCCATATTAATGACTGAACCAATTGCATTATCTTTCTCTAAAATAGTCCTCTCATGTAATAGATCCATCAGCATCATGCAAACATCTTCAGCAATACTAATAATAAACCTAGTTTCAGATTTTCTTGTACTAATCGCCGCATGTCTTCCTCCATGAGAGGTTGCACTATTATTTCTGATATTTCCAATAATATCTACTAAGTTGATTAAATCAGTTGACATTTTTTGGACTTTTTCAGGATATTCCATAAGTGCGGTAAGCTTATTTAAGCAAGACTTAATCATATCATGTAGACCAATGTAGTAACCACTCTTGGTATGTCGACCCTCAGTTTTCTCCAGCTCACAGTCCGTCAATTCATGATATACATAACTGCAAGTTGACTCAATCAATGTTCGTGCATAATTAACAGCTTCACCATATTCGCCACGTTCATATTTACTGTTCATAAGCGAATGTTTTTGTTGAAGAGATGTTACTTGATAACTGCTAAATTCACGCTCATTTCTAAAATAAATTTCCATGTCATGTACCCCCCAAAGGGACATGATACATGGATTTAATCCATTAAGCTAGTATTAAATAAATTGATTTTTATTTATAATGACGGCGGAAGGATTTGCACCTTACAGTTTGCAAACCAATAATAGGACCATCAAAGATGCTAGAAAAGCATATCCTACAATCAGCTGTGTCTGCCTATTCCACCACAAGTACAATGCAACTTGCAGGCCTCGAACCTGCGCCCCTAAACATTTAGTTCAGTGCTCTACCAACCGAGCTCAAGCTACGTAATGGTTGGCTCTTAGCTTCCAACCACAAATCGGAGAAACGGAGTCGAACCGTTAACCTCAGGCACACGTTTTAATGCTGGCCAGCCCTACGCTTTACCGTTCAGCTATCCCCGAATGTCGCTGACGGGCCTCGAACCCGTATCCCATTGTGGCTTACCAATTAGCCCACAGCGACTACCAATCTGTAATTTGGAGGATTACGTCATGCACGTCAATCACATTTGGCATACTACAAATTTATCATGATTATAGGTGCCGGTTTTCTCACTTTTTTCCACTATAAATCATACAATCCTAATCTCTTTGCACACTCACTAACAAATGCGTTTCTGAGTTCATATGCTCGCGCCTTACCAACGCTCAACAAATTGTTATCTACTAGGCCAACCAAAGTATATCTTGGATGGTTTCGAAAATACAATTCAGTAACAATAACCTCTGTATCATGTCCCACATCATCTAAGCAATCGTCAATCACTTCCCGCTGATGTTTCAAGGCATTAATGCGTCGATCGTCGTCAATTGTAATGAGCGTATTTAACGCCGTATCTGGGTACTTGTATTGTGCCTTGCCACCTCCGACATTATCATCACGTGGGGCAGTCGGATAGCGCAATTCCTGTTCACGTTCCTCAATATACTTGTCAATCTTTGGATAATCACGCAGAATATCTTCCACTTTTCTAATAGTTGAGCGTTTCACTACCAGTTCCCCTTTCAAATATTGTAGTCTAGCAACGCACACGTTTAGGGTTGCCTAAATATATCGTGTGGTGTATATTATAGTTGCTTTAATTCCTAGCGTCGTATTCTCCTCAACAGATACGACGCTTTTATATGTTATACTGACAACGGTCATTCGAGTGGTCCTGTGACTGGTCGCCTTAGTAGGCGGCTTTTTGTTTACTATCACGATTGCTCAACTCCATAATACCAGCAATGAAGTCCGGGCCAATTTGTGCCTGTTGCTCAGTTGTCTAGGTATCTTCGTCCTCCGTAATGTAGTATTTGTTTTCGTCAATCGCACGAATACGCCTATCAATCCAACTGTTACTCCGTTTTAGCTCCCGAGACGTCCTAGTCTTACCCTGTTTGCCTTCCATGACTAATTTAATGGCATTATACTGGGTACGCGTAATCTCCGTGTAATCGTCTGATACGGCTTTAATGCCAGGCATCTTATGCAAGTTAGCTAGTTTGCTCTTAGGCACGTTATCCATGCTGCCATATCTCGCTTCTAGCTTATGAATGACTTCCAGTTCTTTAGACCAATTTTTGCTTGTCATAGCTTAGCCTCCTTTTAATTCTAATTTAGCTAAACGATCTGCTAAACGCTTGCGATCATCGTCACTAATGTGATTATTTGTTCCATGATTAGAATCATATTGTGCCTTTTGGTCTTTAGCCCACTGAGGAATGATTTCTTTACGAGTGTTCTTTTGATAACCTCGGTTTTGTGGTTTAGGTGTCAAATCTAGTTCATCATCAAAGCGTCCGTTAAACCAAGTTGCTCCATTTAATGGGTGATACCAGTTAGAATTAAGCTTGATATACTGCTTATAGCGGTCTAACTTGTTAAACAGATATTCATTCGTGTGATCAACTGATTTTTTTCGCCAAGCCTTGTAATGATTAAAAGCTTGTCCCTTGCCTTTTTTGTTTGGGTAGACTTGCCAAATTTCTTCAAAATCTTTTTCAAGTTGCACAAGCGGTGTGGCGTTAGCCGCACTATGTTTTTTATTACTTGTATTATTAACTGTAGTATTAATACTTGTATTATTATCTCTCTGGTTTTTCGGTGTAGGGGTACTCTGGTTTTTCGGTATACCCCCCACCGAAATTCTGATATACCTATGCTCGATTTCACGTGTACCCTCTTTATAAATTACATCACGTGAAATATGACCATTGATTTCTAGCGCCTTTAACCACGTTTGAATTGTTGACTTAGCCACGCCATACAAATCTGCAAAGTAGCTATCACTTGCCCAGCAATACCCTTTTTGATTACATAAGGCTGTTATTTCGCCATACAATAATGACGCTTTTCCCGGAAGATTGTTGTCATACCTGACGCTTGCGGGAATAATGGCGTAATAGTTTGGTCTTTCAACTGTTTCCGTCATATCAGTTCCTCCAATCATGGGCATTCCACCCACCCGGTGTATTAGTCACTGCTGTATTTACCTTTCAAGCCAATTCGTTTTAATGTTTCTTTATCTAGTTTTATCCCATCTACTGGGACGTGGTATTTTGCACTAAATGCCACTGAGCCAATTTGTTCAATCTCACTGTGATGAACTCGGCACAAAGCCATAACATGTCGCTTGGTATGATCAACGTGCGTTCTGTTTAAGCCAGCCCCGATGACGTCTACATGATGGATATCAGCACGATTACCACAGATCATGCAAACTCGATGGCGACAACACTGGAACAGGTAATACTCTTGCTCACGTGGTAATAGCTTATAGCCTTCTTTGAACGGTACGTGCCATTCAAACATGAAGTCGATGACCAAGTCGAGTAACTGGTTAGCATCGCTGACAGACGATTCTGTGGTGTCTGACAGGCTAATCTGCTTGCCAAACGTGTACGACTCATACTGCAAATAAAACAAGTTTTTCAAGAAGTCAGTCGGCATGCCTGACCACGTATAGATGTCACTAAGCAATGCAAAGAACAGACGCCGCTGTTGCGGTCTAGCTTTGCGTGTGTCAGCTAGTTCCGAGTACGTGTAGTATCCGTTAACAGAGCCACTGACCGTCTCAATATGGTCAAGATTAGGCTTATGAGGGAGCTTCTGAACCTGATACCACTCGCCATCTTTTTCAATTAACTTAGTCGGTAGCAGTTCCACATGATCACCTCAGCTTAAAACGGCAGGTCATTGTCCGTAATATCCATCTGACCACCATTATTTCCATACTGGTTTTGATTGTTATCATATTTTCTATTATTGTTATTGTTTGAGCTGTGGCCATTACTATTAGCACTTTGATGATGTTCAGATTCAGCACGTGATTCAAGTAATGAGAAGTTATCAACGACTACTTCAGTAACGTAAATACGAGTTCCCTGCTGATTTTCATAGTTTCTCGTTTGAATGTGACCATCAATTCCAATAAGTGATCCTTTATGTGTGAAATTAGTGAAATTTTCAGCAGCCTTCCGCCAGATGACGCAGCTAATAAAATCAGCTTCACGTTCTCCGTTTTGATTTGTAAATTGGCGATTTACAGCAATCGTGAACGTTGCAACCGCGGCACCGCTATTCGTATAGCGTAATTCTGGGGCTCTTGTAAGCCTACCAACTAAAACGCTTCGGTTAATCATGCCTTGTCAACCACCTTGCTCGTTAATTTTTCAAGTTGTTCTGTGATTAGCTTAATCAATGAATTTGCCATGTCATGGCGTAATGCACCAATTGTTGTTAACCCCAGATATCCCTTCTGAACATCCTTTGCTGGTTTACCAGTAGTTTTAGCCATTTCGTTAAACAGATTAGTTAACAATTTTTGCTGATTATGATTGGCCTGTTCGAACTGCTGTGCACCATCATTTGCTGACTGACCATCATCATCGGTTTCAGAGTTAACGCCAAACGTTGTACTCAATGAATATCGCCGTGCATAGGTCATGGCGCTACCGACATCTTGCGCTTTGCCACTTGTTTTGATTTCAGTCCATGATGATTCAAATCGATAACCGTCTTTGTGAAAGACAATTGTTCTAACCGATACGATTCCCGCATTTGTCTTAGTATCTTGAAGCCAAGCCAATCCTGTTTCTTTGGTTCCTTCGTTGATAGCTTTAATCAAATCTTTTAACATAACATAATCATATTTTGTGCTTTTATAACTAACATGTCCGTTTTCTTTTGGTGCAACAACTTGCTGTTGAAATAATGCTAATGCACTAGCAAATCCTCCCATAGCCTTAGCTTCTTCAAGACTCATTAGTTCACCGCCTCAAATTTAATACCATTCTTTTTCATATATGAAGATAGCCCCCACATCTGGTCTTTAGTGGCTGTAATTTTCAAAGTTCGAGTAAGAGACACTACTTCGCCAGTGTCTGTATCGACAATTTTACCGGTACTCGTTTCTTGCTGATGCTCTGCAGCCGCTTGCTGTTTAAGCTCTCGCTGACGTTCACGTTTTTTGGCTGATTCAACTTGCCGGTCAATTGCCTGCAACAAGTACTGGACATCCTGCCCTTGCTTCAACTGGTCAATCCATGGGATGTGATCAACGTCGACCGCTTGAGCATACTTGGTAATCATCGTTGTAGCCGTAGCTAACTTATCCTTGGCTTGTTTTACCACCGTCATCGACGATGCAACTTCTTGAGTGATTTGTTTGTTGCTGATGCTCTTATTCAGCCAACGAGGATCGAATTCAATTTCATCTACCCCAACGTCGTAATTGGGTGCCATTTCAGCAATCAAGTCCATCACGTCAGCTTTGCGTTGTTCACGGCGTTGAACCTCCAGCTCACCAAGCCCTTCATCAATCGGATCAATGATCATGTCGATGCTGGCTTCGAGCTTTTTTACCTCGGTTTCAAACTCACGTAATGGTTGATTATAATTTCGCTTGATTTCTTTGCGTCGATCATCAAGCGCCTTTTTGAGCTTGTTCAATTTGGCTCGCACTTGCTTGCTGTCAGTTACGTTATCTTCGGTGATTACTAAATTCGAGTAGCGTGATATATATTGCGCAATGGACGCCTGTAATCCTTCCAAATTGTTAATTTTGATTGGAACCGGTTGATAGTCCACCGTGTAGTCCGGTAGATTAATTACTTCATTCGCCATTATTTAAGCCCCCGTAATTCGTTCAATTCTGTCTCACTCTTATCCAACATCTTGTACAATTTGGTTAGTGATTCGCCATCACTGATCCAAATACTGTTGATAACGTGCTTTAGAAATTTGATGTGATTGTTAACGATTTTGTCTATAACTACCGTCCTCGCTTTCTTAATGCTTGCAAACGAGAGTGCTTTGGAATAGAGTAAATGTTGGTTCTAATTATCTCTTCCATTAGTCCATCGTTAGCCGATACTAGCGATGGCTTTTTTTGCACTCGTTTCCAGTTGTTAACTGGTAAAACTGATGCTTTTTGCATGATCATTCCTCCTACTTGAGCACTTGAATACCATTGGTAATAATCTCGAATTGCTGTCCATTCTGTTCAACTACAGCCACATCTTTTTGAGTGCGCAATGTGAACGGAATTTTTTAATATCCACTACTCTGCCAACGCCGGCTTCTCGTATTAATTGGCCGCAACTATACTCAGCCTTGTAACTCACTCGATCACCTACATGAACTTTCATGGTTATTCCTCCTGATACATTGGTGGTAATGTAAACGTCCATCCATCGTCATTTTCTTCATCTGGCTCGCAAACATTAATATCGTGTTCTTGCAATTCACCAATAAATTCTTCTGAATAGCCAAAGCACGGGCGCCGCTTAATGATCCCGTCTGTATCGTACGTGATAGCGTTAATCAGCTCACGTTCATCTGCACGAATTGCATTATACTTACGTGCTCTTAACGCGTGCTCAATGTCTTCTTCATACATATCATTTCCTCCTAAACTCCAAACCAGTTTCTAATTCCACGGCGCTTATACCACACGGATGTTAGCGCCCAAGTTAATAACGCTGCTTCTACCATGGCAATTCCTCCTTATGAGTTGAATCATCGTCTACCCGCCTAGGTTTTAGTTACTTACATTTTGATGATTCAATAACCATTTATCGACTGCTGGGGCGTACCATTTTCCGTCACCCTCAGGCTTGGGGAATCCTTGTTTATCGCGATAGTGTTTATCGAACGCATCTACTTTGATACCAAACTCATGGTCAAAATCTTTACGTCCAATCATTTTATGAGCAACTGTCTGTTGGCTGCGCCCATCTGCAACTCCCTGCTCGTATGCTTGTTTAAAGAGCTTCGACAAAGCACTTATCAAACTGTCCATTCTGGTCACTCCTTTCGGTGTATAATTAGTTATTCCAATTAATTGAGGTGAAATAAAATGATTTCATTCCTACCTATCGTGCTATCATCAATATCGACACTACTAGCAATATACGCAGCTGTGATGACGTGGAAAGAAAGACACAGAAAAATTGAATTCTCTTATAATTGGGCCTACAAAATCAGCAATCAATTTAACGTTTCTTTCAATTTTTTTAATCCCTCGACCCACAATGTCTCTATCAGCAAGATCACCATTATGAATGACGGAAACAGCTATTCAAGCTGTCGAGAGCCAATCTTACTTTTAGGTGAAAAGTCCAACGGAGTATTTTCCACTCGTTTTCCGTTAAACATATCCCCTAGTACTGGAATTGACGCAGTTTGTGCTTTTCAATTCTTAGATAATTCGATGAAACTAGGAAAATATACAATTATATTTCGCGTCAATAATACGGACATTATTCAAACTATCGACATTAGTCGGAACAAATTGACCGACCAGCAATTTCTTAACAGATTTCAAGATAAAATTTAATAATGCCGACTATGCAAACAAATTAACTACAGATAGTATCAACGAAGTAATAGAACAAACTAAGGCTAATACCACAATAAAGCTGTCAATTTTTTCTTTCATGTTCCAATCCTCCTATGCCGGCTCTTTGTCTAATCTAAGTGATGTCTGTCGAATAATCGTCTTAGTTGCTGTAGATGGCTCCCAATCGTTGATGAAGTCCATCACCATCTGGTAGTCCTTCTTGCGTAGCATTGAACGAGCACTCACGTTAGCAATCTTCTTAACGCCACCGTTAATATCCTTAAACAGCTCACCGCGTTGTTTCTTCGTAATGTGCCCATAACTGTGAGCCACTTCTGACACCCGTTGGTTAACTCTACGGTTAAGCGCACTATATTCAGGATTTGGAATAACTTGGTTCTCCTTGAGGTCTTTCACATCGTCCTCCACGCTATCCAGGCGTTGGTTAGTTTCCTCATTGGCTTGCAATGCCAATCGTGCAATGGCTCGTGGTGATGTTGGCAATTTCACTTGTTCTTCCATAGAGTTGAATGCTTCAATGTATTGAAGTTTAAATTGAAGTGCCTTATCTCCCGTAAATCCCATTGCTAGCAAAGTGAAACCATCACGGTTCATATAATAGATTGGGTAAGGTTGACCGTTCTGTTCGTTAATATATGTCTCCTTCGCGAACATGTGTTTGGTATGCTTATTTTTAAGCAGACCCCCAATTGTTGCTAATACATTACGATGTTCTTTCTCAAACGTTTTAGCTACTTGCAAGCTACTGGTAACGGCTTGCTGGTTCTTCATAATTACTAAATCATTCATGTGGATCATTCCTTTCTTTCTGCGATATACTTAACTTATTTAGATGTAAGCGAGGTGAAAATTATTGGAAATTGGTACACTTGTCGCGTGGATAGCATTGGTGTTAACCATTGGTCAGATAGCATGTTCAATCTACAAAAGTAGAACTAATGCTGATTTTGATTTGCTGTGCGCCGCATTTGTTAAAGACAAGGTAATCTTAAAAATGGTTGTAACTAATCATTCTTCTAATGCACTCGTGATTAACAGCTTTAGGCTTCGTTATGATGACCCAACAGTATTTGCACACTACACCGTTAATGGCATTAGTTACAAAATCACGAAATCTGTTAGTTCTGACGTTCTGCCCTTGAGTTTTGCACCATATCAATCAAAACCAATATTTTTGGTATTGTGCAAAGAAACGATGTGGGATCATAACTGGGCACTAAACGCTGACAGTAAATATAAATTTATCATTTATGAAAACGGCAAACGCAAACCTATAAGTAAAGCATTGCCAATAACACAACGAGTAATATCGCTTGAAGAATTAAGAAAGCTTGAGACGGATCTGATATAGAATTGACGAATCCTTCAAAAAAATTTCCACGAAGTGTGAATCGACTACCTAATGGTGATCCGCAATGTTCACAATAATTCCAGTTTTCTTTGTTCTTGCAACCACAGTAGGGACATTTAGTAAACATTGTTATTTTGCATAATTTCATCTCGTATGGTTACGCCTTTCTTTCTGCGATTAATGTTGATTGCCTTCAAAATTAAAAGGTGTAATTTGATTCATATCTATTCCTCCCTAGATTTTGTATTTTTTAACAAGGTATTCATAAATCTCGTTAACTAATCGTTCCGCACCGTCTGTCGTCATCTTTTTATTCAATGCAAGGTTTACGGAAGTGATTGATTTATTGAAATGATCAGCAAGAGTTCCTTGGGTTTCCAACTTTTTATGATTGGCCATCCAAGCTTTAATCGCTTCTGCCTTATTGTTTGTTTCCATACGAATAAACATTGTTTTGCCTCCTTTTAATAATTATTAAGAAAAATATTGCAAAAATCTATAACATGTCTTAATATATAGACATAACGAAATAGCTACAAAGCTCTTATTTATCGCCCGCCAAGATGATTAATAAGCTCTTTTAGTTTTGCAAATCTGTTAACAATATTTCTTAACAAAGACAATTCTATAACATGTTTTAGATAATTGCAACTATTTTTTATACATGTTACAGAATTGCCTTGTCAACCATTGGAGGAACTCTACCATGACGCTGTTTGACAGGATAAAAACAATTTCAAAAGAACGTGGATATTCAATTGCTGAGGTTGAACGTAAAGCCGGGATAAGTGCAAATTATATGTATCAGTGGAAAAAACGTAATCCAAGCCCTAAAGCTTTGGCTTCCGTTGCCGATGTTCTAAATGTTTCTGTTGATTACTTATTAGGCAATACAGATATTCCAGAGCCCTCTACTTCATCTGATGATTTGACAAAGAATCAAAAATTAATTGCCTACTCTATTGACCCAGATATATCGGATGAGGAGCGTCAGGCCATAATAAATATGGTCAAGGAAGCAATGAAATTTCGTCGTAGGCTGTAGGTGACTGGTATGACAGACTTGGAAAAGATTGAAGATATGTATCCACAACTTAGATTTTGGGGTATCGAAGTCAACAATCCACACTATCATGGCTGTATCGTCGGCACTGACGTCTATATCAATACCCTTCAAGATGACATTGATTGGCTTAAAACAGCATTGCACGAGGCTTCACACTATGAAAATGATAGCGGTAACCTGACAAACGCAAGATTAGTGGAAGTATTACGCGCTGAAGGATATGCTGATAGGCAATCTATACGGAGTTTCAATATTATGTTCGGATAACTTATAGACCAGATACGGATGTCGGTAAAAGCTGAGGATTTTGGAGGATTATTGAATGTTTATAACAATTTTTGGGTGGTTAATCATTCTTTTAGCTGTGGGTGTTTCTGTCGGTGTATTTTTAAAAAATGAAGACGGTACAAGTAATTCAATTAGTCAAAAAATACTGACAATTGTCGTGAGTGTATTGGTAATATTTTTTGGATTATATTTGACTGGCCATTCTAAGCGTGTTAATGAGGCAAAACAAGAATCTATTAGCTCATCCCAAAAAGAATCAATTAGTCAATCTAAAGAAGATAGTAAATTTTCTTCAAGCGAGGACAAAGAGTCGAGTGAAGATGATGAGAACGGAAAGCTATTCATCAGGGATTTTAACGTTTATCTTTCTAACAAAAAAATGGGGACTTCCAGTATTGAAGATGGAGTTGTCAAGGTTATACTTCCAAATTCAGTAGAAAACATGAGTGTAGCTGATTTCACAGTCTTGGCTAAAGAAATTTATGACCATGCCAATACTCTTGCAAGTGGTGAAGATTACGATGCCGGGATAATTTATTTCTACTCTCAAAATGGCGGAGAACTAGCAAGATCTACATTCAGCGGCGGTATTAAAATTTTTAAGGAGTAATTGCAATGGGACTACTAATAATGATCGTCATCTTTCTAGTGCTTTGGAAGATACTAGGAACACTAGGCCACATATTTTTACCAATATTAGCTGTGTTATTTATTCTAGCAACTTGGATTCCTTCACAAGCAATTGTTATGGTAATTTGGGTGCCAATCGCGATATTATATTTTATCGGTTTAGCCGGGTATAAACATGCTAAGTAGAACTAGTATACACATATTTTAATCGGGGTAAAGCCATGGAATTGCGTGTAGGACAATACAGCGAACACGTGTTCAATTTCAATGTTGTAATTGGTATCATTTGCTTTATAGTGTTAGTCGTCATGCTAGCCTACTGGATTCACAAACGAAAGTAGCACCCTCGCCCACTACCAGCCTAGCGGGCAACATGCGAGCGTAGTTCATAAGATATATTATCTTTAACTTCCTGATTCGTATCCAGCCTTGCATTATATCAAGTTAAATTTAATACTATAAAAGAGGTGATAAAAACATGAAACAAAAAATGAAGCCTAAAAATAGACCTAAACGAGGACCAATCCCTACCTCAATTCCATTAAGAGATTACATCAAAAATGAAATTACTTCTTTAAAAAAAATTACGAATTCACAGCCTACTATGAACAAAATTAGTTCAGGTGACAATTCCAAATTATCCGAATTAATTATTTGTTCACACGGAAAAGACTATGCTTTAAATGATTTTCTAATAACGGAAAAAATTGTAATTACAGACGGAAAGGCTTTTATAAAAGAATATCGTTATGCTTTAACACCAGCTGCAGATGGAGAAGAGCAATATTTCAGATTTGATTTTCAACCTTCCAAAATTCCAATTCGCTTTCCAGATTCTCACATTAATGTAAATGAACATATATATGGAAAACATCATTTAATTTACCCAACAGATACTGAACTTGATCTCCACAAATTAACAATACAAAAAGCCGTTAACGTTTTTTGTTACTATGAAAATACATTTATTCATCCAGCAACAGATTTCGGTAAAGCTTATGTTTCACTAGTCAATGGAGGAAAAAACAATGAAAATATATACTAACATGGTTAACGAATTTTCAGACATAATAGAGTCATCACTGCATTATGCATATGAAAATAAAATCAATAAAATCTTAATCTTCTCAAAAAATGGTGATTCCGCCCTCGCACTAAAGAAACAACTTTCTAAAAAAAATACTTCTATTAAAATAATGGCTATATTGTTCCCAGCAAACGAACATTTTTTCAAACGAGATAATGATGGTAATGTTGAAGAATTTATTCCTAATTCACTGAAAAAAGGAAAAATAAATATTCTGGAACAAGCTGAGATACAACCTATTTATGGAACACTACCATTTGAAAATGTGATTGTTCCTGGAACAACTAATAACATATATAGCACTATAAAACAAACACTATCATTAGTGTCACCGGGATTGCAATTAGCTGTTCAAGGAGTTTTAATGGCAACAGACCAAGGCTTTTTATCTGACAATGAACATGTCATTTCAATTGTTTCTGATATTTCAGTGGATATAACCTCGGCAAATTCTCGACTCATGTTTCATCCTCAATATGGCCTTAATATTAACCATATTATTGCACAAAAAAAGAAGCAGAATTAATAAATTCAGCTTCTTGAAAATCGATATTTGGCAAAATGAACTCATTCTTACATGTATCGATCAGCGACATATCACCCTTATATTCAGTAAAAGTTTCAAACGCATCAATCCATTTTTCGTAGACACATTTGTCAATGGTTAATGGATTCTCAGTCGATAATTGATTTTTTATTACATCGCTTGTGTCAATACCATAGCATTTTTCGAGGTTTTGCAATACCTCAAGAGAATATTGGGGTTCATGCTGTTCAATGATATTTTCTTTAGGAATACCAAGCTCATCCATCAACTTTAGAAATTCAGAATTATTCATTGGCATTTTCCTCCTCTTATTTAACCTATCACATTGCTACTAGTATAGCTAATATTTAGAATGATTAAAAGCCTTTTTTATGTTGTTCTAACATTGTATTTCATCTACTACTCAGCAACTGAAAGAAGGTGATGCCGACAAGTCCTTAAAATTCTACCCGCCTAGGTGAAATTTAAGGAGGAAATTAAAATGGCAAGTATAAGCAAAAGAAACGGAAAATGGTCAGTTCGTGTAAGCTATTACGACGAACTAGGCAATCGGCACTTTAAAAACAAAAGCGGATTTACACGCAAAAAGGAAGCTGAACAATGGGCGCTTGACTTGGAACGCAGCAAATTCGATGCGTCCATCGGGAAGGTAGAGACGGAAGATTCATTCCCTGACTACTTTTTTCGCTGGTATCATGCCTTTAAAGAACCTACGCTAAGCCTTGCAACCAAGCGTCGCTACTTGATTACGCATAAAGTTGTCGAACAATTCTTTGCGGGATTTAAGTTGACACAAATCACTCGGCTTCAATATCAACAATTTCTAAATGAGTACGGTAAGACCCATTCGATTGCCAGCTCCCAAAAAGTAAATACTCAAATCAAGGCTTGCATTCATGATGCTTTAGACGATGGTCACATTAAATTTGACTTTACAAAGAAGTCAAAAATAACTGGTCGTGCAGGTAAGGATATCTCTTTTAAATTCCTAGATGCCGATGACATGATAAAACTTATCAGTTACTTGAAGCTTGATATTAATCCGATTCACCCTACCAAGATGATGGCCTTGACTGCCTTATATACGGGTGCACGTTTCGAAGAGATTGCGGGATTAACTTGGCACGACATTAGTCCTAAATTCGGAACAATCTCAATCAATAAAGCCTGGAACACGCTTGAAAATAATGGATTCAAAGTAACTAAGAATGACCAATCTAATCGAATCATTCGTGTCAATTCAGAATTATTCGACATGCTGGAGTACTATCACGATGCACAAAAGATGCTAGGTTTATCTAATACCAAAGATTTACTTTTCATACGATCAAATGGTAAGATTCCGAGCTCCAACGCTTCCAACAACATGCTTCGTACTGCGCTAAAAAAGATTAAGTCAAAGAAAATAATTACATTTCATGGTCTACGTCATACTCATGCATCTTACCTTCTGTACAAAGGCGTCTCGATTTATTATATTTCAGAACGCTTGGGTCACGCAAGCTATACCGTTACCATGAACATCTATTCTCATGTTCTACATGAAATGGAGCAAACTGAAAACAAGAAGCTTGTGAAAGCACTTGATGAACTCGACCAAAATGGCGGTGCACTTTTGGTGCACTCTAAGATTTGA